GATTAAAATTTATGAGAGATTATGATAAATTGCCAACTATGGTTAATGATTATGACAATTTTTCTTATGTTACTTGTTCTAAAAGATGTTCAATTAAACATTAATATACTATTGTTCCCAAGTATCTAGTAAAGCAAACACAACTTCATCTAACTTATCAAGCTCTACTACAACTAATCCGTTAGAAGTTCCGTCAGGCATAGCAACAAACATAAATGGTCTTGTATCTCCAATCCTTGTATTAGCGTCAGATTGTTCTTTTGCTTTTTGATATTTAGTCCATAAGGTTTGTACTTGCTTACCTGCTTTAACTTCTACTCTAACTTCTCCAAGCCAAGATTCTTCATTACCCATTTGGCTTCTAAACTTTGTGTCAGGTATTCTAAGTTTCTTCCTTGCAAGGTTTTGTTTTCTTCTGCCCTTGTTCTTGTTAGTTAGCCCACGCTTTTGATTATCAGACCAACCTTCTCTTTTCTTTACTGTCTTTTGACCCATACCTTGCATACCTTCGTGTTTTCTCATCTTATATTCTGTAAAAGTTTCATCTTCTCGCCATTCAATCTTCTTCATTCAAAACTCCTTCTAATACATTAAGGCTTACTAAAAAACTATTTACTTGTTTTAGTTTATCAAATTCATAAGTCGGTACAAGCAAACAATGTGCAAACCATTTATCTCCTTGCTGATTTTCATTAATTACTTTTACTGTTTTATATTTACTGTCTCTTATCCAAGTTACAATGTATGGTTGTAATTTTTTAGGATTCCAATACCTTACAAAGTTAGTTGGATAACTCCAATACATCATAAAGTCTGCAAAGGTTTTCATCTGACAACCGATTTGTAAGTCTCCATTCTCTTGCTCAATCAGATATTCTAAAGCAATATTCTTAGTTTCTTCTATCTGTGTATCTGTTTTTACTTCTATGTAATTAGTTTTAAGGCTCTGATTGAAAACCATAAGGTCAGCACCTTGTAATTGTTCTTCAATTCTTGTAGCTCTTGCGTGATACTTATTACCATTTTCATCTTTTATAAAGTTGTAATGATTAAGTATTAGCTTCTCTCCGAGCTTCCCTACTCTGTCTTGCTCTGTAAAGTTGTATTTCTTTATCACTCAACTCCTCGTCTAAATCATCTAATAGTGGTATATCAAAAATCATAGTTCCAACAATGTTCTGAGCTATACCAATGTTTACCCTTGCCGTCATTATAAAAGAGCCAAGAAGCTATTTTTATATTTAGCAATGGGTCTTTTCTGTCTCCTTCAAAGTTCAGTTTTTCCTGTAACCAAGTCCAAGTTACATCATTAAACATAAACAAACCTTCGTCCATTGTCCCATTTGTATTGTGATTATGTACTGAAGGTCTGCCTGATGATTCACAATAAACAATAAGACTAGCTTGTAAAACATCTTCAGGCTTGAAGTGTGTTTGCAATATAGGAATCCATTGTTCTACAACTTGGACTTTTTTATATTGCTCCCTGCAATCTAAGTAAGTCTCCATATCACTTGCCATTGGTGGCAAAGTCAAGAGACACGCAATCACACCTTCAATAATTAATGAAGGCATATCTCTCCTTTATTAAGTTTTTATTTCTTCAAGTTTTGTTTGTATTAATTTAAAATCCAAACAATTTATGTCGTTGCAAAACAAAGCACCACGAATTGTGGTAAGATGTTTGCCACAGAACATACAACTTGTTCCTTTTACTTTATTCACAATAAGTATTATAAATCATAAATTGACGAATCTGTGATTTATAAATAAAAAAAAGACCTTAGATACTAGCAATAGCTTCTAGGGTCTTTTGTATTAAAAGGTAAAACTATGTCTTAAAACGGCTCTAAATGGCTAATTTACATAGAATATTGGATAATTCCACCAATAAGTATCACAATAAAGGTAGCAGTAGCCATAAGTTCTGACCTTGAAATCTTTGTATTTACCTTCTCGTGAAGCTCATCAATGCGTGAATTTATCTTATCTTGTCCTTCTAAAACAAGCATTAACATCTCTTTATTTGTCATTCCACTATCTGCCATTAGTTCTCCTTACAATGACTGCTTCCGTAATCACAGTTACATATCTGCACAAAAGAGCCGTCATCTTTTTTAGTTATCAAACACATTATTTTCTAAATCTAATTGTAATTAACCATATTGCCAAAGTAATTACAGTTGCATAAAAAGTTATCGTCCTAGACGCACCACTCAAAGTCAATATTGCAATAATCATTCCCACCAATGTCCAAGCAAGATTAAGAGTTTCTTTTACTGCTTCAATCAACCAAGACCACAATTCTTTTATCAATTAAATCTCCTTACTGCTAATGATAAAATTCTTACCATAATTGTTGGCACTATGACTTCCTGTGCCTTTTCCTTTTGCTGAGAACTCATATCATCAGTAATATTTGTTAAATTTATTGCGTCTAAATCAACATCAATAATAACACTAAAGTCTCCCTGAGCTAAAGACTCAAAAGTAATTTCTGTTGTAACATCTGCTAAGTTGTAATCTTCTATGTCAGAGTTCTCAACTGCTCTCTCTACATATTCTTCTACTGCTTTTGCTACTGTTTCATCAGTCTTTACTGCTTCTGCAATAACTTGTACATCTTCTGTTTCTGTAAATCCAAGAACTTCTGCCACGACTTCCTGTTGTTCTTCTGTAAGTTCGTCAGCTTTTTCTATTGATTGTTCTACAACTTGAGCTACAACTTCAAGTACATCTTCGCTAACTTCGTCAAGATTTTCCAATCCTGCGTCATTAACTTCTTCAATGATTTCAACAACTTGTTCTGTTTCAAGTTCTTCAACTTCAGTCTCTTGTATAGCTTCAATCTTTTCTTCAACTTCTTTAACTTCTACTTGTATTTCTTCTTCTGTTAATTCAACTTCTTCGACAATGACTTCATCTTCTTCTTGAATTTCTGTCTCTGACTCGGTGTCATCTGTAAATATTTCTTCGTCCAACTCATCTTCTAATTCTTCTTCTTCTATAACAATTATTATTTCTTCAGGTATATCTTCAATAGTAATTTCTTCAATATAAATATCTTCTATTTCTTCAATGTATTCCTGTACTTCAAGTATTGTTTCAACAAACTCTTTTGCTTCTTCTTCAGTATCAAACTCAAATATTTCCATTTCTTCTTCAAGTTCCAAGAGTTTATCATCAAACTCCATTTGTCGTTCAAGTTCTTCTTCAGTAAGCTCATCTTCCACAATGTCAAGTACATCAACATCATCAAAAAACTCGTCTCCGATTTCTTCCACATCTTGTTCTTCAATGTCATATAACTCTAAATCTCCCCTTGCAACCTGCTCGTCAGTTAATTCTACACCGTATAATTCATAATTCTTTTGTCGTTCATTATCTCTCTCTACCGTTCCGTCTTGTATCTCGTGTTCTTCATACTCAGCTTCTTCTCCATTATCTAAAATAACAACAAAAATCTCAGGCTCAGGTGGTGGTGGTGGCTCATAAACAACAGGTGGTGGTGGCAAAGTAGTAGTAGTAGTAGTAGTAGTTGTTGTTGTAGTGGTCGTTGTTGTTGGCTCAATATATTTAAAACTTATGTTATCTACTAAAGTCCAATCATTAAGTGTCAAAGTAAACTTATCAATAAAAGTATCTAAGGTTTCTCTTATGTTGTAAACAACAACTTCATACATAGATTCAGCAGAAGTAAAAGTTTGAGCTTCTATTGTATCTGTTTGTGTAGTCTCGTCTGTATGCGTATAAGTTACTGTTGATTCATTGTTCAAAGCACCTATTGTAAAACCAACTTCATAAATATCTATTTCGAGTTCTTCTTCATCAATAGTTGTAGTTTCAGGTAAATCAAATTCATAATCAGCACCTTCTCCACCGTGTTGCCTAAATTCTAAATTTATACAATAGTCAGTACAACCATATTGTCCTGTCCAAGTATTATTTATGTCAATGTTATTTTGAACTTCGTTTCCTTGTATATCTAGTTCATCTTCAGGTATAACCATATCTGTACTCTGTTCCCAAGTCTCAGGCACAGTTGTAGTTGTTGTACTTGTAGTTGTTGTGCTAGTTGTAGATGTATTCTCAGGAATTGTTGTTGTAGTTGTAGTTGTTCCGTCAAAAGTCTCTACTTCTTCTACTTCTCCTTCAGGGATTGTGGTTGTAGTTGTAGTAGTTGTTGTAGTATCTTCTTCAGCTATGACAGGCAAAGGTACTGCTATAAAGCACAGAGAAGCTATACACAAAAACTTCTTTAGGTTAAGCACCTATTATTTTTCTTCAAATGTATATTTAGGTTTAGCTTGTAGTAGACCGTTTTGAATAACGCTAAGGAACGCAGTTAAAAAAGCTACCGACACTAATTCAAGTAGGTCAGCAGAAATTATCCCTGAATTCTGTGCGAGAAACAAAGAGATAGAACTTTGTAAACCTGTCTTAAAAGCCTTGTCTAAAATAAACTTCCAATAGTTTTTATCTTTCACTATTCTTCTTCCTTCTTAATTGGGTTGCTTATCAATACCTTACCATACATCTTGCATTTTTTTTGCACACACTTGAAACCTACTTTATAAAGTTTGGTTGGGTTGTGGCAAATATGACACTTTAATTTCAAACTAACCTTTATTTAGGTAATATTTCTGCCTTCTAGTTTAGCTTCTAAGATTTTCAGATTACCATTTATCTCTGAAATTTTTTCATATATGTCATTTGCTCCAATCATATTCTGTGGAGACTTGTTAGATAATTTAGTTACAGATTCTTCTACTATCTCATTTAGATTAATTTTTGATATTGTAACCGTAACTTTTTCTCCATTAACCATTGGGACTGCAATCTTGTCATACATTTTTTTATAAGCATTTCTACTTGAGCCTATAAATCCGTCTTTACTTACATCTAAATCTTGTTGTGTGTCTCCAACTAAGACGCAACCTGCCGAATTTTCGTCTGTATTCCCACTATGAAAAAGCACCCATTTAAAGTTCGGTATATTTTTTATTTCGAGCATACCGTAGTGTGCGTTCTTGTATCTTGCAGAATATCGTTGGTGAAATCCACCTTCTTTTCTAAATTCAACAGGATAAGTTCCTTCAGGTATAGCAGTCTCTCCATATACCTTTACATCTCTCATTTCATCTTCTAAAGTATAGCACTCAAACACACCGTCAATAAAAAGCATTCCGTTTGTAGCGTCTTTGCCAAACTGTGTTCTTACAACATCAAGTTTCATTATTCAGGTTTTGGATTATCGTCTTTGACTTTTTTAATAGCTTTGTACCATTCGCCTGTTTTATCTAGTTTACCTGCGTCTATGTCCCAATAGAGTTGGTCTAGTTGGTCTCCAATAGCACCATAGGATTCTTGCCTAGCTTGTATATATCCAAACTGTTGTTCTTCCCATTTAAAGTTACCTAAGTCAATCTTAGCTTGAGCATAGTCTGATTCCTCAAACTCCATTCGCTCATTATTAACTTGTTTGTACAAAGGCTTTGCAGATTCTATCTCTGCGTCTGCTTCTGTTTGTAACTGTTCTTTTGTCTTTGCCATAATTACCTCTCCTTATCTTACTATATTATTTAACAAGTCCATACAATTTAAATGTTCCACCTGCAATATTATCTGTATTTGAAAACAGTGATACCCCGTCACAAGTTTGTGCAACTGTATGTACTGCTCCACCCTGTGAGCCATTTAATGTAACAGTTCCCCTGTCATCAAAATTTGAACTTTCCTTTGTTATAAATGAAAATTCGCTTGAATTATTAAAATTAAAACAATATAAAATACCATTTGCTTGACTGCCTGTAACTGTACCGTCTAATGATGTATTTGCTATATCCCAAGATGTTTCATTGGTTGCACTATTTTCATCAAAAGTATCATTAGCTTTTATACCTAAACTTGCTCTATCATAATTAGAAGTTGTATCAGCAGTACCAGAAACAGTTACCCTAGCTCTAAATCCTGTGTTAGAACTTGTTGTAAATGTAACATTATTAAATACAACTTTGTAAACATTAAAGGTACTATCAATACCAACCAAAGATACAGTTGCAGTTGATGTACTTATTGTTGTTTCTTGAATTAAAACTAAACTACCTGCCATTATTTAACACCAAACACATTAACTTTTATTGAATTTATTGAGTTACCTGCTTCAAAACTTACACCTGTTATTTGTTCTGCTGACTTATGAACTCCTATTGCTTTTGCACCTGCACCACCAAAACCATGCACATTTATTACACCTTGCCACTTAACAAATGTAAAACTTGAACTATCAAATGGATTGAAAATATTTATAGTGTTTGCAGTTGAACTTGTTGAATTACTTTGTGAATAACCAATGTTTTGAATTGATGAATTGTTTGTATATCTATTTTGTGAAAAAAAGGTGTACATACGCATATTTAAATTTGCACTATCATATTCACTATCCGATATTACACTTCCGCCACTATCTATGAATTTCATTACAAAAAAATCAGACAAATCACTATTTATATACTCAACAATATTTATTTGGTAAACATCATAACTTGCAGAAAAGCAATTTGTAATATTTAGTGTTGAAACATCACTACCACTAGCAGATTTTATAAATTGTAAATTAGTAGCCATTAAAAACTCCTTATTCCATAGAGGGATATGCTACCTGAAATATTACCACTACTAAACAATCTAAAACCATCTACAAAACTTGCTTGTGGTAATAAACCACTTCCAAACCAAGAATTATAAGTAGGTGTGGCAGTTAATGTTGTTGAGTGGTATGTATTAAAGGTGAATTTTGTACTGTCCCCTGCATTGTATATATAAGTATATCCATTAGCGTGTTCATTGCTTTGATTTCCTGAGTTTTTGATTGTTGGAACATTATCAGAAGATGTACTTTGACTTACTGAAAAACCTCCTGTATCGCATTGTTCAGTTGCAAATTCATATACACTTCCACTTTCAACAACTCCACTTTCAAAATATCTTAATTTAAGTCTATCACTATCCGCAGTAACATCTATATTGTTAAAAGTAAAAAAGTGTACATCAAAAACATCTGATTTAATATCTGTAAAATCAACAGTTGTACTACCACTTGCATTAGTAGTTTGTATTAATTCCAACTGTCCAAAATTAGTCCATTTGTTTTCTTGGTCTAATTCAATAATATCTTGTGGTGTAAAAATACCTTTATTATCTCTAAAAGCCTGTGTAACTTCTTTTCCTATGTAGCCATATTCTTTACTCATCTATACCACCTTATAAAGAGTTATTTCTGCACTTAGCATATTTCCTGAATCTAATTGAATCCTAACACCATTATTGCTTTGGTCTACTTTATGGACGGCAGACCCAACCCTTCCAAATAGTGCTGATGAACTTCTCCAATCACTTGGTAAATTTACAATGTAAGAGTTTTGATTACTGTCATTAAAATCATAAAGATAGATAATTGTGTTATGTTGTGATTGTGTTGTAGTAGATATGTTATGTGAGATATACCAAAAACTTTGATTATCTCTTGAGCCTACATTATGCCCTGTATCACTTCTTAAATTCATTTCTGCACCTGAATAGTTTGATGTTGTATCAGGACTTCCTGAATTTAAAACTCTCATAATAGCGTGTGTTGAACTTCCGTCTGATGTTAAATTTCTAATTGACAACATATATACAGAATCATCTGTAATACCTGTAATATCAACATTTGCAGTTGAACTTGTTATATCTGATTTAGCAATTTGAATATAACTCATTAGTCTCTCCTTAAACCATAAGTTCTAAAAGTACCTGTTGCTATATTAAAACTATCTCTATTAGTAAAAGAGTAACCTGTTATTATATTTGTTTGTTTTAAAACACCAATACTTTTAATAAAATATGGTCTTTTTGTTGTCGTTTGATAAGACATTCTGCCACTTGCTTCTGCATTATTAAATGTATAACTTGAGCTATCAGTTGGACTCCATATCCACATTTTCATATTTCCCACACCGTCTTGTGCAGAAGTATCGTGATATAAAATTATAAAATCATCTCTCGTTGCACTACCTAAATCAAAACTTGCGTCAGAAAAACCCCTAAAAAATCTTCCTTCATTTGAATAATCATTTGAAGATACTTCACTACCTGAACTATTTATTAATCTCATATCCATTGAATTATTTTCCCTTTGAGATGAGCAGGTAGTACCTACTACTTCAACACAATAAATATCATAATCTGTGGTAAACACATCTGTTATTTCAATTTTATTTACAGGTGTGGAGATTGATGTTTCATTTATTAGTCTTAAAGCACTCATTTTTTTACACCATATAACTTTAAAGTACCTGTCATATTAAAAGAATTATAAAATCTAAAAGCGTTGATAGTTTCTTTTGTATTGTAGACACCACCACCAAAGAAAAACTCTTTTTGGTCTCTGCTTATTGTTGTCTGTAAAGAAATGTTTGTCGTAAAACTACTGTTTCCTGCATTATAAATATACATATATAAAGATATAGGCTCTCCACTATTAGCTCTAGGAGATATTTCCAAACTTGTATCAGCGTCATCTTTTGTTTCAGCATTACTACCATTATATGCAACATATTGATGTCCCCAAGCATAATCACTAGAGCCACTCTGAAAAGATGTACCACCGTCATTAGAAAATCTTAGTTGCATTTTACTAGCGTCAGGGTGTCCTGTTGAAGTTGTTTCCATACTTATCATTTGAATATAATGAATATCGTATATTGATTCTTTAATGTTGGTAAAATCTACTTGTGCAACACCTGAAGGTGTTTGTGTTTCAATAAGTTCTAAACTACCACCTAGAAAACCTTGTCGTTCTAAATCAAAGCTCTCTTGTGTAGTTAATATGCCTTTATTCTTAACCTTTTGCTTGACACTTGTAGATGTGTCGCCAATATAACCAAATGACATAAGAAAAAATTATGTCTGCTTCAGATAATTAATCGTAAAGTCGATACTTGAAGCAGTAGAACATAAACCTTGTATCTTATCTCCTGTTGTTAAAACTACTTTAGTTTCCCACACAAGAGTTGTACCTGCAGGTACAGTAACATCATTTAATAAATGTGGAGTTACTGAGCCACCTGATTTTACTATTTCAATATCAATCGTAACATCTTGACTGCTTGAATTAACATTTGCAAAAGACATTCCGATTATTGTTTCTGTTGTAGATGAGCCTACTGCGTCAAGTAAATCTGCATTACTTGTTCCAAGAGTTCCTACTACACCTTCTAATACATCTGCCATATCTATCCTTCCTAGCTAAGAGCTAATACTAATCCTAATGTAACGCCACCTGCCAAATTTGCAATATCTCCTGCCGTTGTTTTCTTTAAATTGTTACTGTCATCTGCGTCTGCAAAAAGTATAACATCAGCACTTGCAACTGTTCCTGAACTAGCTTGTGTTGGTGCTACTACTAATGTTGAAGAAAATGCACCTGAAGTTGAAGAAGCACCACCTGACAAACCTGAAGTAGAGCTTGTTGTTATAGTTACACCTGTAATGTCTCCTTCTCCAATAAAATCAACCCAACTTGAGCCGTCATAAAATTGTAGAGTGTTTGTATCTTTTAAGAAACAAAACATACCTTCTGCGTCATTAGTTCCTAAAGCAGTATCTCTAGCTGAAGAATCTGCATAAACTTGTACAACTTGGTCTTGAATAAAAGTCTGAAACTCAGTAGCACTTATTAAATCTCCTGTGCTATAACTTTTCCAACCTGCTCCTGCCATATTAAATTACCTTCCTAACTATAAACAAATCTAGTTCCTTCTCCTAGTTTAGCTTGTCCTAATATCCAAGCTGAACTTCCTGCAGGACTTAGTGTAGCCGTCCAACTCCAAGTTTGACTTGAAGCATTAACAGTATGACTTATGGATTCTATCCATAGCTCATCTGTGAAGCTACTGCCGTCCACATTGACTATCTTAACAGATATTCTGTCTCCGAACTCTCGTCCTAAAACTTGTTCCCAAAGAGATGTATTTTCTCTCGGATTGCAAGTCAATTCGTCAATCCTTACAATAGGTAGAGATGTTTCTGCTATCTTCTGTTCAATTATAGACAAAACATCTGAGTCCGAAACATTTATAGTAGTTTTGTTGTTTTCTTTTGCTCTGTATTTTAAAACAGAGTTAGTATCAGCTTTGTACTGAATTGAGCCACCACTTCTTTGCCACTCATAAACATTAATTATCTCGTTGTCATCAAAGGAAGTAGATACATTTGTATAAGGTAAATTGCTACCGTCATTACTAAATATACCTTGAACATTTATAGCTTTGGTATTAGATAATTTATAATCTCTGTTTCTAAATGTTGCTTTACCGTCTTTAGCCATAAAGAATTGTCCATTTTCAGCAGTTTCACACTCTCTTAAACCTGTAAGAACATTAGTAGTAATAGCTTGTGATATTACATTTTTTGTTCCTGTAAGTACATCTCTACGATTACTAGGAAATCCAATAGCATTTAATATTCTAGTTATTCTTGCAGAACTAAGTTCTTGTTCATCTGTGTAACTTAGTCTTGTTGATAAACCTAATTCAGAAAAACCTGCAAGTCCTAAACGCCAACCAACACCGTCCAACTGTGCTGATTGAAAAATTTTAAAAGCGTCTACACAAGTAAAAGTAACAATGGAGTCTGCACCTTCAGATATAAATTTAACAGGCACACTCTGTAAGAAACCTTCAAATATTCTGTAAGTAACAGAGTCATAAGTTGCAGACATTCTAACTCTCTTAAGTGGTTGTATCTTTGTAACTGCATTTGTTGAATCGTAATAAGGACTAGAAGTATTATTAGGATTAAACCTATTGTCAGCATTTGATACTGAAAAACTCATTGTACCTGCAACAAACTCTCCTAGTTCATTTGCTCTACCACGCCTTGTAGTAAAAGCTCTTAGAAAACTTGTTATATCTGTAAAAGATTGTGTTTCATCAAAAGGCTCTGAATCAAAGCCTACTTCAAGTGTTAGTGATACATTGGAATCAAAACTTGCACTCATTATACGACTACATTTATACCTTTACGCTGAGCTTGTCTAATAGCTTCAGCAACGGCTAATTGTACATCTTCTGAGCTTCCAAGTAGATTACCTGTATTAACTGTAATTACCGTTCCACCTGCATTTGTGCCTACACGACCACCTGATGATTCTCCAAACCTATCTAATATTCCCTGCCCTGCTTCTCCAAGAGTTCCAAACTTCTGTGTTGTTGAAGGTGTTGTTGGTGTAAAATCATCTTCTGCTACTGCTTCTAATCCGTCTATAACTTCGTTTATATTTGTATCAGGCATAGATTCGTTTCCAATAGTTCTACCTGATAAGTTCATAAGTGCGTTAAATTGATTCATCAATGTATCAAGGTCTCCACCAATCAACCTAACTATTTCATTAATACCGTCTTTAAATTTATTTGCTGACCTTAAATCTTCTAATGCAGAGTCTAACTCTGCTTTTGCTAAAGCCATTTCCAAAATATTACTTGTGGAATCAGCAGTTGCTTCAGCTAAATCTTCTTGTGCTTTTTGATAGTTTTGTTGAGCTTCTTGTAGTCTCTCAGTTTGTGTAATGACATCTGCTTCTGCTCGTTCTATATTTCTAAGTGCTTCTTCTTCTTCTCTTGATATTGCAATAGATTGTTCTTCAAGTTCTATCAATCTCTCTCTTGCTACTGCTAGTTGAAGTTTTTGTATTTCAGATTTATCTTCTGCTTCTTCTAGTTTTCGTATTTCTTCTCTTTGTCTTGCAATAGCTAAGGCTTCTTCATTAGTAACTTTTGCACCAAGACCTGATACTCTCTCAAATTCTTCTTTTGCTTTGTTTACCTTTTCGTTAGCTTTTTCTAAGTTTTTATTAGCTTTGTTAAGTTTTGTGAGTGCCTTAGCTTCTTTATCAACTAGGTCTAATCTATCTTGTTCTATGTCTCTTAGGTTTTGGTAAGCGTCATTAAGTTTTCTTAAAGAATCTAAACCTGCCGTTGCTCTATCTCTTGATAGTTTCTTTTCTGCTTCTATTTCTTCTTCTGTTAGTTCAATAGATTCTTGTTTTGTGTCGTTAAAACTACTTGTCTCTCTATCTAATTCGTGAGTATTGTTTATTAAATCTTTTTGTACTAATTCTTGGAATCTCATAGCTTCTGCCATTTCTTTATGAGCTTTTATCATTCCTTGATGTGTGGCTTCTGCTTCATCAACTGTACTTGCATATTTATCATAAACTCTGCCTGAATCTTCAATAAGGAAACCATTTTCTCTTGCAATCTTTGTACCTTCTTCAATCTTTTTATTAAGGTCAGATTGTGGGTCAAGAACACTAATTATTCCTGAAGCTAACTTATCAAAAAATCCAATAGTAGATTCAAGAGCAGGAGCTAATTTATCAACAATTAATAAACCAATCTCTGAAAACTTAGAGCCAAGAATATCTATTTGTCCTTGAAGGGATAGAACTTGTTTATCAGCAACTTCTTGAGTAGTACCACCTGCACCCATTAAAGCGTCTTGATATTCTCGTATTTGGTCTCCTGCACCTGACAATATCTTTACTGCGTCTGCAACACCACGATTGAGTCCTAATTGGTCTAATAAAACTGCTTTTTGTTGGTCGGATAGACCCTTCATACCACCGTCAAGTTCATCTATAACATCTGCTAAATTCTTTAAGTTGCCTTCATTATCAACAATATCAATATTGAACTTCTTAAATACTTCTGAGTTTTTACCTACTGCTCTTGTTGTATCTCTGAGTAACTGATTGAGTTTCTCTCCTGCTTCAGCACCTTTAACACCCCTGTCTGCAAAAGCTGATAGTACGGCAACACCTTCTTCGATTGATTTATTTGTAACTTTTAATGCTGAGCCTGACTTAGTTGTAAGTGCTTCTGCAAACTGTTGCACAGAAGCGTTTGCTAATGTATTAGCTTTTACCAAGACATCAGTAACTCTTGTAAGGTTTGTTAAGTTTTGTTCTGCGTCTTTGACCGTAAGACCTAATGCAGATTGAGAGTCAGTAGCCAAGTCAGTAGCAAGTGCCATATCGAACATACCTGCTTGAGCAAACTTGGTAACTTGTGGAAGTGCAGATATAGATTGTTCAGCGTCTAAACCTGCTGACGCTAGGAAGAAAAATGCTTCTGCTGATTCACTTGCTGATATACGAGATTCTATTGCAACTTGACGAGAAGCCCTTGCCATAGCCAACTGTTGTTCTTCAGTTGTCTGCATAATTGCAAGAGATTGGTTGAGTTTATCTTCAAAGTCAATAAATTGTCTTGTAGCGTCTGCCAATGCTTTGACAAGAACTGTACCAACTGCAACTGCACCTATCTTGGCAACAGTACCGAACTTACTTAACTTGCCACCTGACTCGTCAGTCTTTTTACCCAAAGTATTCATTTGGGCTTTAGCTTTGTTAAAACCTTCTAATACGAGTTTTATAAGTATATTTGAACTACCCATTATCTCATCTTCTTCTTCTTAGCTTCTGCTTCTGCCATAGCTCGTTGTTTATCTCTCTCTTGTTGTTCTACATAATAAAATGTAGCCCATTGTGAATACTCTAATGATGACATTTTAGTTCGCAGTTCGCCAACTGTCATTCTTAAATCACGAGCTAATCTAAATTGAAAAACTAAATCAGGATTCGCTTTTGAAATCTTCAGCTAACGCTGATTCAATCTCGCTTCCTACTCCGTTAAGAGTATTGAGTTCTGCAAAAATTAAGTCAATGACGGTTGCGTCTTTTTCATACAACTCATCTATTGCTTCATCTGATAGTTCAGGCTCGACAACACTTGCTTTTAACAATGCTTTTTGATAATCAAAAGCGTCTGTTGTTTCTCCATTTATTAATCTACCAAGTTCTATTTGCATTTTTTTAGATATGCCTTTGACTTTTATTGATACATTCCATTGTGGAATATCAATAGTTTTAGTCGGCACATCAGGTAATGACTTGATGTCATCTAAGTTTAAAATCTTAGCCATACGCCTAGCTCTCCTTTATCTTACTTAGTGTGTACCACGAGTTACTGCACCTGAAACTTGAAGGTCTGCTGAATATCCAACTGCGTCTCCGACAGGACTAGAAATAGCATAAGAAGTTAATATTGCTTCTCCTGTATATTTAATCTTGCCACTTGCAGTTCCTTCAGGGCTATATTCATAAGATAGAGTTGCTGATTGTCCAACAACTGCACCAAATATAGCGTCAGCAGTAGCGTCCCAAAGACCTGCCAATGAAATGGTAGCGTCCTTTAGACCTGCTATATAAGTTTTATTATCTGCACCTAGTGTTGTAGTTTCAGATACATCTGCTGTTTCAGGGAAGTCCACATTATTTACAAAAGATGAAATATCAGTCAATGACCCTGAAGCGTTATCAAGTTTAAAAACTGAATCTTTACCGTGTGTAAATGCCATAAATTTCTCCTTTAATTATTTCTTCCAAATCCAACTATAACATTGAAACTTGGGTTTGTTCCACTAACAGTATAAACAACTTTTAAGTAACGATTTACTGTTGTGCCACTTGCTACTTCTTTGACTTCTGCTCCTGCTGATGTCAAAGCAGTAAAAGTAACTAAGTCTGCATAACTTACATTGTCTGCTGAATGTGTAATCTTAGCATTCAATGTAGGTGTACTTGTTCCTGATACTGATGTAACAACTATAAAAGCACCACCACCATTTGCAGTAGAGCTTCCATTATCTCTAGCAGTTCCATTACCTGAAGCCGTTACTGTTGCGTTTTCAAGTACGCTTCCACTAAAGAAACCACTTGCTTGTAAGTCAAAGGTAACTGCTACCACATCTCCAACAGGACTTGAAATCCCATAGTTAGTTGTAACACCTTTGCCAAACATACAATCGTCTGTTGCGTCTATTCCGTCATAACCAATGACTGCCACTTTGTCATTAGCTCCAACCAAACCTTGAATTATATTATCTGCCGTTGAGTCAAAGAATCCACCAAAAGAAACACTTGCGTCCTTTTCTCCTGCAATATAGCTTTTGTTAGAGCTACCAAAAGTAGTAGTCTCTCCAACATCAGCAGTCCTTGAAGGCTCTGCACTATTTAGAAAAGCACTTAAATCGGTTGAGTCTATGATTACTTTTGTATCTTTACCGTGAATAAATGCCATTATCTACCACCTGTGCAACAACCGTTACCACAACAATCCATTATTTTTTTCCTCTTGTTCTTCTTCTTCTTCTTCTACCTGATGACCTTGAGCCACCATATCCATATCCTTTTGGCATATCACTCCTTATAATACACTTATCTTTTCATTTTCCAAGCCAAAGAGATTTCTGCTGAAACCCTGCGAGTGATTTTGCGTCTTGCTTTTCTCGTATTTTTTTCGGCTAATAGTAAGAATGGAACTAAGGGAGTTCCTCTCTCGTTGATTGATTGTACCACACCCCAAGTGTTCAAGTCTCTTTTTGTAGCCCAATCTTCTATTGGTTGGATTGGTGGATAATGTGGTTTTGTTCTCCAATTAGGATTACCCCAATTCTTCCTTCTCTTTGGTGGTGGTGGTTTGTAACCACTTGGTAATCTTCTAAATCTTCCGTGTACAAACTCTGAGTATGGAGCAGTAGCTTCAATCTGAATCTTCTTAGGCAATCTACCAACCATAGCAACTTGTTTGAAGTCAATAGAATTTGCTAAAGCACCTGTATCTTTTGGTGCAACCTTCTTAGCTTCTTTTGTAATTACTTCTGCGTGTTCGTTCATAAGATGACGCAAAGGAATTAAAGTAAAACCTGCATTAGTAAGTTTTCTTTTTATCTGAGTCATTCCTTCAAATTGGAAGTTTCTATTAGTTGCCATAAAGACATACTAACAAAGATTGTTTAGAACTTCTCCAAACAATCTTGGCAAACAACAAAAGTAAAGTCTAATGCTTCGAAGTTTGTTCTTAAAAGAACATCAGGGTGTGATGAGTTTTGACCTGTGTGCTTACCACATTCTGATTCTTCCCTAGTAGTAAATGTTCCACAAGGCATAACATAATCTGAATATTCTTCTTGGACACATACTGTAACAACTTCGTAGCCGTCTTCCCAAATAACATTACGACCTTGTGCTTTTGCTTTTTCTAAAGTTTTTATTAATTCATTCATACTTTAATAATACATAATCTTAGATTATATGCAACTATTCAATTAGAAATATGTAGAAAAAAGGTCAATGTTTATGGGCTTTTAAAAAAAATTTAAAAAAATTATAAAATATTACCACTCAAAGTGGTCTTTTTGTGTCCTTTAAGAAGTGTTTGTACATCAGGGTCAATCTTGGAAAATAACTCGCTGACTCCTGTATTGACATCTCCATAAGTGTTAAATGGAGTATCTTTTCTTTTAAAATATCTTAGTGCTTGTATCAATGTTGCAGTTTTTATATCTTCAGGAACTATTGAGTAACCCCACTTTGCAGTTACTTGAACATTGTTTTTTATTGTTGGGTCGAATCTCTCTGAGCTTCTAGTATCAAGAATTGTAATTTTATTGAATGGCTCATAGTAAGTTGTGCCACTATCTATTTTAATTATTCTAGGATTGCTTGGCTCAACGATAAAATCTGTATTAATTGTCAAAGTTGTTTCATAAGTACCGTCATCATTGTCATCAAGTTTTACAATCAAACCTGTTGTGGTGCTTATGTCAGGTACATCAATATAGATACTTGACTTTGGTGTAAATACTTTTGCGTTTGCAGAACTATCTTGGTTGAATCTTCTTCCTGTTACTGCGTCTATCAATCTACAAGCTGAGTTGATAGCAGTATTTATATTGAAATCTTGAGCAGTCCCCGATAGACCAATGTATGCTTTAAAATCGTCCTTATCAACATACTGTGCCATTTAAGACCTACTTAGATTTATTTTCTTTTGGTTGTTTTGCTTTTGCTTCTACGAACTTAAGAGCTTTGTATTCTGCGTCAGGCATTTCCCAACCTGCTCTTGCAACAAGTTTTCCCTTACGCCAACCTTTTGGCATACCTTCAGCAGACTCTTTACAAAGTCCTTCATCATTCATATAAATATCTTTTTTTAATTTCATAATTTCCTTTTTGCTAGATGTCCCACTCTCATAAGACGAATGGGACATCAAAGCCATTATTAACTATTAAAAGTTAGTAATAGTACAGAAAGCAGTTGGTCGATAGACAGGGAATCCTAATCTAACGGTTGCCTTCATAACCATAATATCTTTTACGAAGTTTTCGTCGTGTGAATCTGACATAGCCACTTCCATACCTTGTCTTGCAACGATATGACAAGCCTGTCCACCACCGAAAACACCTACGATTGGAGTTCCAGCAGGTCTAGTTGTATCTAAAACAACAGGGAGTCCCCACATTGTTTGTCCAACTGCACCACCGAACTGTCCTGCTCCCACAAAGAGTGGGTTTAGGCTACCACTTGTAGTAACTGCATTTACTTCAGTTACAGTCTGATACCAATCAGAAGGGTGCATAATTATTGCGTCAGGACTTAAGAAGCTATCTTTTTGTATTTCTGTGATTGCTTCATAAATTTGTCCGACTCTCTTTAGGTTTCCTGAGAATGATGAGAAATCAAAAGTATTGATTCCTGATACATTTAAGATACCTGTTAAGTTTGCACCTGAGCCACTACCTGCAAGTATTTGGTCTCCAACTACAAGATTAACCATAGTTCTTAATCTTGAGTCAAGATAACCACTAACTGCTGATACATCAGCTAACAATTCTTCTGTAACAGGCAAGAATGAGCCAATCTTACGAATGTTCTCTGTCTTTTCTGTAAAAGCAAGTGCGTTTTCGCCTAAAGCGTTTCCTTCAGCAGTTGCAGAAGAGTTGTTAGTAAAGGTAGTTTCTTCAAGATACTTGTATTGGTAAGTATCTGTTGTGATTGTGTCGATTAAATCAATAACAGTTTGTGGGTTTCTCAATGCAGTAGGAACGATTAAATCGCTTCTTGTTACTGCTGGTGGATAACCTGTCTCTGTTAATGTTGTTTTTAATTCGACTTTTGGATTCCACTTAAGCTCTGAATTGATGTTCTTTTGCCCATTATCCATAAAACTTTTGTAAGCACTAGAGTCAATGAGTTGGTCTCCAAGAGTTTGTACCCCTTGTTCTTCCTTCTCGTTGTGAATAGGCATTGATTTTACTTCTTTACCTTTTTCTAATGCTTCTTCAAGTCTTGCTTCTTGGGTTTCGTC